ACCAAGATCGGGAAAGTAATGTCCGAAGGCAAGCCCCTGGTAGGTGATCCGACGTCGGAAACCGCAGTTGATCGAGCTTCCAAGCTCTACCCAAATCAAGGAACCGTATAAATGTCAACTCTTCCTGTTACCAATCCAACGCTGTTGGACCTGGCAAACCGCATGGACCCTGGCGGGAAAATCCCGACCATTGTCGAAATGCTGACCGAGACGAATGAAATCCTCGAAGACATGAGCTGGATCGAGGGCAATCTTCCGACCGGGCATAAGACCAAGATTCGCACCGGCATCCCGACCCCGACCTGGCGCAAGCTCTATCAGGGTGTCATGCCGACGCGGTCCACCACGGCGGACATCACCTTCAACACCGGCACGCTCGAAGCCTACTCCGAGATCGACGCGAAGGAAGCCGACCTCAACGGCAACACCGCGGCGTTCCGCCTCTCGGAGGACAAGCCGCATCTGCAGGGCATCAACGAGGAACTCTCCGATACGATCTTCTACGGCAATGAAAACACGGCGCCGGCGGAGTTCACCGGGCTCGCCCCGTACATGAACACTCCCTCTGCAGAGAGCGGCGAGAACATGATCAACGCCAGTGGCAACGGCTCGGACAACGCCTCGATCTGGCTCGTCGGGTGGTCCCCGGAAACCATCACCGGCATCGTCCCGAAGGGCCTTCCCGCTGGTGTCCAGATGGAGGACAAGGGCAAGCAGACGGTTTCCGTCTACAACTCGTCCGGCGCCTACACCGGCAAGATGGAAGCCTATGTGACCCACTACATGGTCCACGCTGGCCTCGCGGTGAAGGACTGGCGCGCTCTGGTGCGCATCTGCAACATCGACAAGAGCGATCTCACCAAGAATGCCTCCTCCGGCGCCGACCTCATCGATCTGATGACGCAGGCCCTGGAGCGCATTCACAGCCTGTCCGGTGTCCGCCCGGTGTTCTACATGAACCGCACGCTGCGCAGCGTACTCCGCCGCCAGATTGCAAACAAGGTGGCGGCCTCGACCCTCACCATGGAAACGGTTGCCGGGAAGAAGGTGATGATGTTCGATACTGTGCCTGTGCGCCGTGTCGACGCCCTCGCCGGTGACGAAGCCGCGATCAGCTTCGCGTAAGGAGAACAAGACAATGCTCATGGACGCACGTACCCTCTTCGCCGAGGAAGTGGCAATCGGTGGTTCTACCGGCCGCCGCCTCGTCGGCGATGTTATTGATCTGTCGAACGCCCGCGATATCGGCGTTTCCGATATCTGGATCGTCATCATCTGCACGACCGATCTCACCTCCGGCGGCTCGGCCACTGTGACGTTTGAGGTGGCTTCGGACGCGCAGGCGGCAATCGCAACCGACGGTTCGGCCACCGTGCACCTCGCCACGGCCGATACGGACTACGCCACTATCGACGCGGGCGAGCGCATTCTCGTTTCGCGCCTTCCGGTGGAAGCCACTGGTAAACCGTACGAGCGCTATCTCGGCATCCTGGCCAACGTCTCGACGGCAGCTCTTACCGCTGGTAAGATTTCTGCCTTCCTCACGATGGACCCGCCGGTGCGGAAGCTCTATCCCAACAACGTGCAGTAAGGGAGGGTTGAATGTCTAAGAAACCCTTCCCCGCTCCGCGTGACAAGAGTGGCAATGTACTGCCGCTCAAGCGTGACGCACTCGTGCAGCTGAAGAATAAGTTTCGCACCGCGAATACGACCTACGAGCCGGCGCGGTTCGGTGTGCATATTCCAGCCGGAACTGTTCTTCCAAGGACGGCAGTCATCCTTGATGACAACTACGCCGGCGAGGACGTTGCCGCCGAACCGATGCTCGATCTCGGAGACATCTAATCATGGCAAGCGCAAACGTTGTTTTCAGCCCGGTGAGTGGTGGACTTCCACTGATCGAAGCTGAGAATTTCACGAGCGCTACCGTTGCCAGTGGGGCGGCTTCATCGGCCGCCCCAAGTGGTACTGCGGTAGCACGAGTAACTGCAGTTGGCGGCGCGATGTATGCGGCGTTTAGCACTGGAACGCCGGACCCCACGCAGGCGCCGCGTATTTATATTCCGTCTGAAACGGCGATCGAGGTCTTCCTCACCTCCGGCTTCAAAGTTGGCGTGGTGAACGCCTGATGTTCGGTGCGCTGCAACTCGGCCTTGGCCTCACCAGTCGTCATGGCGGTGGGTTGCCGTGGTATCCAAACCGGCTGTTTCAGCCCGGCGACATCCTGCTCTGGTACGACCCGTCCGATCTCACCACTATGTTCAAGGACACCGCTGGCACGCAGCCGGTCACGGCCGATGGCGACTCCGTCGCTCTGATGCTCGACAAAGGCCAGTGGGGCGGGAAGACGCTCGAACAGGTGCGAGCAGCGGCCCTAGAGAAGCTTAGCAGCGGAACAATACAGACCCTTCTTTCACCCGGATCAACAGCGACCTTTAATACATCGACTGGCGTGGGGACGGTTTACCGTGACGCAAGCGGGTACTCAGGTATTAATTTTGCTGTTGCGGGTTACGTAGCTGTCGATATCACTAGCGACAGCACGGCTTTGGCCTTACGCAATGCGCAGCAGTCCGGGACCGTACTGAAAACAGTCAGTGTTGGCCGCAACACATATATTGTTGGCCCAGTGACATCATTGTCTCTGAGTATGATTGCGAATAGCTCCGCCAACATTACTGTCCATTCCGTTAAGGTCATCCCCGGCTACCATCGCGAACAAGCCACCGGCACCTCCATGCCGAAGTACAAGACCGGCCCGAACCCGGCTGCTGCGGAGAACTCGCCGGAACTCCTAGCCAACCCGACATTCGAAGCCGGTATTGCCAATTGGAGCGCGGCCGGGACTATTAATTCCGCGAGTAGCGGCACGCTCCGTGCTGTCGGCGGCGGCGCCGTAGGTAGCGGGAGCTATTCCGATGCCTTTCCTGTCACAAACGGTGCGTCTTACCGGTGTCGTGTTCGGATAAAAGGCGATAGCACTTACTCCACCTTACAACTCGGTTTTCGTCGGACCGGTAGTCTCGGCTCTTTCATCTCGACATCGACATCTCTGTCTGTGCAGACATCCTATAATACGTTCGAGTATGTTTTTACCGCCAACCAAACGCAATCGGATGCTTGTTTGTTTCTGCGCTTCAGCGGGACAGAAGCGGTCAACGTCGAGGAATTTTCCGTCAAAGAAATCCCAGCCTCCGCTCCGTACATCCACTGGCTCCTCTACGACGGCACGGATGACAGCCACGCCACGGGGACGATCACATGGGGCACCGATGAGGTCGCTGTCTGCGCAGGGGTGACGAAGTCTAGTGATGCCGCAGCTGGGGCGTTCTTGGAGTCAAGTTCCACATCCGCGTCCAACAATGGTACGTTTGCACTGCTCTCTCCAAGTTCTGCTGCCGCTAATTACTTCTGGCGGACAAAAGGAACCGGGACTTCAGATCAGACGCGCACGACCTATGCCGCCCCGACGACAAACGTCCTAACCAGTCTTGGTAAGATCGGGGATGACACCAATCGCTTCCGCATCAATGTAGATGAAGCAACAGTGGCCACAGACCAGGGCACCGGGAACTTCGGCTCCTATGTCCTTTACTTCGGACGCCGTGGCGGTTCTTCGCTCCCCTTTAACGGCAGAGAGTACCAGACCGTCATCCGCTCTCGTCTCCTGTCCGCAGCCGAGCTTTCCTCTCTCGAAACCTTTGTCGCCGGAAAAACCGGCATTATTCTATAGGAGTTCCTTATGTCTACAGTACCTGCAATCCTTATCTGCACTGACTCCGTCAAGACCAACTGCAATCTCGTATTGGAGGCCACCGGTCGCGGCCCGAACACGTTCTCCGTCCCGCTCGTGGCCGCTGACGACGAAAACGCCGACTACACCACGACGCCGACACACTGGCTCGCACAGGACATGTCCGCGACTGCCGAACTTGCCGTCACTTGGCTCGCCACCACCAACGGCGATCTCCCGCAGATTTCCGGCGTGTGGGGTGTCGACGGCGTGATCTCTGCCGAGGATGCCATGGCAGCCTGTGGCAGTGGCAACCTGCAGGTCTACTCCGCTGGCGGGCTGGTGGAGGGCAACGCCGCAATCGAGTGGCGTGATGCTATCTTGGCGGGGCGCAACCTTAAGCTTCGCCCCGCCGAGCCAATTTGAGGCCATGCATCAGTGTACCAAAAAGCATCCCTGTGAACCAGCAGTAATATACGGGCGCTGATAAACCTTACATAGGTTGGTTATGGCACAAACACTAACCGAACTTTATAACCTTGCAGCACAAGCCATCGGCAACCGAGGTAAACTCGTCACAACCATTGGCCGCTCGCGTGAGATTGATGTGTTCAATCTCTGGTATCCGTTTGTGCGCCCCGTCATCTTTGCGGCGGCACATTGGCCGAGTACGAAGAAGACGGCCACGCTGAGTCCGCTGCTTGAGCGCAATGACTCTACCGATTGGACCAACACTGATCCGGAGCCGGGGGCTAAGTACGGCTACCTGGCCCCGACCGATATGCTCCATCCCCGCTCACTCGCGAGTTACGGCCATTTCTCCATCAGTATGGTTGGAACACAAAAGGTAATCTCAACTCACGAGTCTCCGGCAATACTATCCTATACTTTCGACCAAACTGATCTCGGTCTGCTGGAGCCTCAATTGTTCCTCCTCCTTGCGCAAGCCCTCGGCGCTTATACGTGTATGACCCTGACGGGGAAGGCTTCCCGCGCGCGGGAATTGGAGCGGACTGTTAATAATGCCCTTGTGCAAGCTCAGGCAACCGCCGCAGAGATGCAGCAACAGCCATCGGCAACCGTTGCCTCGTGGCACGCAGCGCGCGGCTATATCGGCGCGCCGAACGTAGCCCGCTACATCTACCCTTACGGTGCCCTGATCGCTGTTGGGGAGAGCGCCAGTGTCCAATAGGCTAATCCAATACGGCTTTACCGCCGGTATTGTTTCAAAGACACTGTGGTCACAGACCGTACTTCAAAAGTACGGTTGGGGTCTATCTGATTGTAAGAATTATCTGGTTGAGTTTTCTGGTGCACTCACCTCCCGTCCGGGGCTGCTCGCCGGAACGGCCGTTCCGATCGATCCAACTAAGAACTTCAAACTAGTCCCCTTCGTCTTCGCCGAGGAAGACGCCAACACATTCGCACTCCTTTTCGCGGACTCCAAAATATACTACGCCCAACAGGGTGCTTGGCAGCTTGAGGCTGCGAAGGCTGTAACAGCTGTAACCGATGGCGCTAACTACACTGAATTTGCTTGCACCAGTCATGGATACTCTGTCGGTGATTTTGTAGAGTTTTACGGTGATGATGTTCCGGCCGCGCTTGAGGGGCAGGTAGTTGTTGTAAGTGCAGTGCCAAATGCAAATACATTCCGCTGCACACAGCTTTTCAAAACGGCCGATCTTGATGGGTGGGCAGATGCCAGCACTAGTGCAGTAAGTGCCTACCGCCTTTATTCCACAACTTCCCCTTATGGCGAGGATGATCTTGCCAATCTCTATTTCGATCAAGCGCGCGATATCATCGATATAACCTCGCATGATTTCCCTCCATACCAATTGGAGCGGAACGAGAACGGTACTTGGACGCTGGCCGAAAAAGATCTATCAATCGATCAGGCGGCGCCTACCAATGTAGCAGTTAAAAATACAAGTGCGGTAGATACTAATATAGGTGGTACTTTTGCAGTCACTGCTGTTAGTCGTGATGGGGAAGAGAGTCTTCCAACATACGCACGTCTAACTAATTTTGTAAATTACACCGGCACAGCCGGTTGGCTCATTATCAACTGGGATGCTGCCGTCGGGGCAGACTATTACAATGTCTATCGCAGTATTGTGCAGGCCAAATCAACTATCACAATTGGTTCACCTGTTGGTTTTTTAACCAAAGCCTACATCCCCGAATGCCTCGACAATAATAGTATGCTTGTGGATTTTGCGCGCACCCCGCCGCAGCAGGAAAATCCATTCGTTAACCAGGCAATACTTCGGTGCCGTGTGACTGCGCCGGGCTCCGGCTACGCCATCGGAGATACGATCGCTTTCAGTGATGGAACAGGGTCCGGCACGGGCGCCACGGCTAACCTCGTGGTTGATACAACTGGTGAAGTGCTCGGCGTGCAGATGCTTCTGCATGGGCAGGATTATGAAACCCCGCAGGCAACGATTACAACCTCCGGCGGATCGGGCGCAACCTTTTCATTCGAGACGAGTGAAGCATCCGGCAACTACCCCGCCATATCCGCGACGCATCAGCAACGGAAGCTGTATGGCAACACAATCAACGATCCTATGGACTTTTGGGGATCGCAGATTGGGCTCTTCACCAACTATTCGCGGTCGCAGATTATTGCCGATGATGACTCATACAACTATGAAATTTCATCGAAAGTCGTCGGTGAACTGCGCCACCTTGTAAGTACCCGTTCCGGCCTGCTCGCCTTTACGAATATTGGCATCTGGTCAGTGACCGGGACTAATAATGCCGCTGTCACTGCGACCGATGTACAGGCCGATCCACAAACCTCAATCGGCGCCTCGAAACTTCCCCCGCTTGTTGTCGACTCGGATATCCTCTATGGTGAGGTTGGTAATAAGCTCATCCGCATACTGCAATACAATCACTACTCGAAGCAGTATGGTGGTATGGATGTCTCACTCCTCGCCCGTGAGTTACTTGAGAAGTGGTATGACATCACCTCCTGGTCGTTCGAGGCGCGGCCGTATAAGGTAGTGTGGAGCACCCGCAACGACGGGCAAATGCTTTCATTGACTGTTTCCCAGGAACAGGAAGTATACGCCTGGGCGCGTCACGATACGAATGGGGAAATTGAACAAAATATCACCCTGCCCGAAAATGCACGGGAGGTGACCTATACTGTAACTAAGCGCTATTTGAATGGCCGCTGGTTGCGGGTATTGGAATATTTCGCCGACCGTACTACGAGTACCAATGAAGATCACTGTGGGGTTGATTGTGCCGTACCGTTTGGCGCCGCCACAAAGCCGGCAGCTTCGCTTACCATAGTACTGGACGACCCAACGGCTGACTTCGTAACCGGCGCAACCGCCACTGCTACCGCTTCAAGCGCTATCTTCACCCTTGCCGACGAGGGTAAATATATAAAGTACCGGAACGGAAAAGCACTGATTGTCACGTACAATAGTGCCACCGAAGTTGAACTTGAAATAATCAACGATTTTGAGTCACTTCGCATTCCCTATTCGCGTGTTTACCGCGCACTTGCGAGCGGCGTGTGGACGCTCACGGAACTTCAATCGTCACATAAGCTCCCACTCAATTTCCGCCCCGCCACTGTCACAGTTTTTGGCGATGGGAAAGTGTTTGATGATATCGTACCTGCGGCGGATGGTACAGTCACTTTTCCAGAGGACTTGAGCACTGGTTATATCGGACTCTATTTCGAATGCCTTGCAGTGTCTCTTCCATTTACGGCGGATGGAACTATTATTGAGGACTCCCGCAAGGATGTGGTTGGAGTTGGTATTCGGTATGTTGACTCGAAGGGAATTGAACTAGGCACCGCTGCCGACGACACTTACCCGATTGAGCAATATTTCCATGACAATTTGTTTGAAGCCACGCAACTGCGTTCCGGGCATGAGTACGTATTGGTTAGCTCTGACTGGGACGAAAACACCCTCGTCTATATGAAGGCGTCCGGCGCCGTTCCGACGCAGATAACTGGCATTGTTGTTGACTTGGAGGTTGGCGATGATGTGGAATAGAATTGCCCGTATTGAGGATGCCCCGGTAGGGCACTCGATCAAAGACAAGCTTCTTGCCAATCTTTCTGCGTATATCTGGCTTGTAACTCGCGACGATAGTACTCCAGTTTGCCTTGGCGGGCTGTATCGACCGATCGCGATTGGCGGGGATAATATAGTTTGGTTTGCACCATACCCAGCGCTGCGCCCGTCCGATTGGCGTGGGTTGAAAAAACTGGTCGACATTTTGAAGGGCGGCGGTATTCCATTGACCGCTCTTATTGAGCGCGACAACGCCGCCGCTGTGCGAGTTGTTGAACATTTAGATTTCACTCTTATAACCGACGCACCGGAGCGCGTTTACAAATGGCCGAACTAACTCTCACCGCACTGCTGCAGGGTCTTGGCGCGGTTGTTACTGGCGCGGCCACTTTTGCTGCCGCCTCGAATAACGCCGCCATTCAAGAAATGAATGCGGAAATCGCTGATGACAATGCTAAGCGGGCACTTGAGCGCGCCGCGATAGAACAGCAAGAGTCTGACTTCCGCACCCGTGGATTGCTCGGCGAACAGCTTGCACAACAGGCGGCCTCTGGCGTAGATATTGGCTCCGGTTCGCCGAAGTATACTCGAATTGCTGCACGAGAGCTTGGACGTTTGGACGCCCTCAACATTCGCCAGGCGGGCGAACTTGAAGCATACAACTATCGCACACAGTCTGTTAACTTCCGCGCCAATGCGGCCGGTGCCCGCGCTGAGGGGGCCTTTGGTCTGTTGGGCGGGTTCCTCAACGCCGGGTCTGCGCTTACAAACGCAACCCCCGTGGCGAAGAAAAACTATTTCGCACCAAATCCAACCCCGCGCCAAACGAGTCTGCTGCGATGAAAGTAACCCACAACTACGGTCCGCAAACCCGCCCGAGTTCGCAGGGACTGGCGTATCTTGATGTCAACTACAACCCAAATCAGTTCGGCGCGGCACTCGGTGTTGCCCTGCGCGGATTTGGTGAGGCACAGGAAGCGGCGCAGAAGCGAAGAGTTGAAAATCAAAGATTCAGCACGCTGACGGATTTCAGTGAATTTGAAACTGCCGCCAAGCTTGAGATTGAGAAGCTGAAGCAGGACACGCCGGAGGATGCGGCTAACTTCTTCGATCAGGCTGAGAGCACGTTTGACCGGGCGCAAAGCTCCTTCCTCAATCGAGTTCCGGCGGAGCTTCAGCCGGAGTTCGAATATCGGGCGGCGCAAGTAAAGCAGGGCGTAATCTTCGACGCCTTCAAATTCGACTTCGAGCAACAAAACCTTTTCTTCAATAATCAGATAGCGGCGGAAGTCAACGCCTCGCGTGTGCGGCTCGCGCAGAACCCAAACACACTCAAAGCCGAACGGCAGCGTGTAAACGATTTCATTCTTTCTTCCGGCCTGCCGGAGATTGAGAAGGCAAAGCAGCTTCGTCTGGCGAATGCCGGACTGGAAATGATCACTTATAAGAGCAAGCTGAAGGAGGTGAGAACTCGTCAGCTTGCATCGCCGACCTCGATTGCAAATCGCAATCTGCCCCCGCAGGCCGCTGGTATTTTGAGTGCGATCTCGAAGCGGGAGTCCGGTGGTAAATATGATATCCGCTATGATGGCGGAGCGGGCGCAAAGATAACCTCCTTTGTTGACCATCCGAGAGTGTTTTCTCCAACGTCCGACGGTAGCAAAAGCTCGGCTGCGGGGAAATATCAATTCATCAGTTCCACTTGGGATGCGGCCGCGGCCGCAACAGGCGTCAAAGACTTCTCCCCGGAGTCACAGGATACCGCCGCATGGTACTGGGCCCAGAAGACTTACGCTGATGTGAGTGGTCATCGAAAGAGCCTCACACAGGCGATCGAGGAAAAAGACTGGTCGAGCATTCGGCGGGCACTTGGCACTCAGTGGGAAGGTGTCAAGCACATGTCTGACGCTGAGTTTGAGCAAGCCTTCAATGCCGGGGCGGGCCAGTATGGTGAATACTCAAGCGTTCTCAATGATCCGCAGTTTTCCAATATCTCTTTCTCCGACCGTCAAACGCTGGAGAATGACGCCTTTACAGAGGCCGACACTGAATATAATGCGATCCTCAAACAACAGCGGGCGCTCGAAGAGGCGCGTATAAATGAACTCTATGTTGGGTTGATGGATGGTACAAAGGGTAGTACCGATATCAACGCGCTGCGAGATCAGGGCATCTTGCGTGACTACGATGATATCAACAAAGCTTTTAAGATTATCGAGGATCGCCAAAAAGACGGCCGCGCCTTCTATGAAGGCGAGACGAAGTTGACTAATGGTGGGCTGTGGGTGTTTAACGACCCGGCCGATCGTGAGCGTGCTGACGCGATTTTTGGCGAGCAAGGCGCCACGCAGCTGCAGGCAATGTCGCAAGACTACGTCCAGCAAACGCTTCTTCCTCGATGGGAGAAGATGCAGATGGCGGCGCCGGATATGGCCAACATACTCCTTGCAATGAGCCGTAACGCGAATGCGCAGCAGGCGGCGTTCGCTTTCGAGACTCTGCGCCAAATGCGGGAGCGCCTTCCGGAAGCGTTCGGCACCGCCTTCAATGAGGATGTGCAGAAGAAGATTGATTTTTGGGAAATACGGAGGAATTATTATAACCCGGATGAACTCGTCGGTCAGATACAGAACCGCGGCGTGGATCAAGCGACGCGGCAGGTGCAAAGTATACTGCGAGCGGACGGCCAAGAACTGGCGAAAGAACTTACAGTCGAGGATATTCAGCCGCTGTATGAGAGTGTAATTCCCTGGCAAAGCGCGGATATTCCAATCACGCCGCGCGGGAAGGCTCTTATTGAGAAGGAGTTTCGCGCTCTCTATATCGACGCCTACGTGCAAACGGGTGGTAATGTGGATGAGGCAAAAGCTCTGGCGGAGAAGCAGATCGCCCGCGTTTGGACCCTTTCCACAATAGGGGGCAGCGCTCGTATTGCCCGGTTCCCCCCGGAGGTGGCAGGGTACAAGAAGCACAATGGTGGCTATGAGTGGATTGATAAGGCCGTGCGCCGCGAGCTTGGCCTTGGTCGTACGCAGCAATTTGAGTTGATTGCTGATGAGGAGACAGAACTGGAGATTATGAAGCGGGGGCAGGCAGCTAATGCGCCAGACGCAAAAGAGGTTCGACCGAGCTATTTGATTGCAATCAAAGAGGACAACGGAACAATACGGCTTGCCACAAATCCGCAGTCCGGCCGCCCCCTTCGCATCGACTTTGTGGTTGATAAGGAGACCCTCGCAGAAGAGGATGCCGCTTGGCGCCAAGCGCAAGAAGAAGCGGATAAAGAGGCCATCAAGCGGCGGTTCTACCGCGCCAAAGAGCTTGAAGGTGCTGCGAAGCTTGTTCCGCCGGAGTTCCTCCAAAACGCCGAGAAACTCGGTATCCAGGTTGATCCAAACCTCGAAGAGGAATACAACCGTATTCGTGAGGAAGAGAAACAGCGCGGGACGAGCGAATACCTGCAAGAGTTGAAAGACCTCGGAACGCATTTGAGGTCATTCCCGATCCAGCCGAGTGAGATGAAGTAATGCCCCTCCGCGATGATACGAATGTTACGTTTGGCACGGCCCTTTCAGTTGCTGGGATGCCCGAACCGGAAGGATTGCCTGGCGGCAACATCGGCCCAACTGTTCGCGCCGCATTTGAGTTGGAAAATGATGTGCTTGCAGTATGGGACCTCGCGACGCGGCCATACTATAAACGTGATCCGAACTTCGACAATTACAGTGTGACGAAGGGTAGTCGTTATTGGGACGGCTATCGCGAAAATTTCCTCGGTGTGGAGTCACAAGAGCAGTGGGACGCCGTCGCCGCGCGCATCGACCGAGAAGAGAAGCAGCGCGAATTGTTGATGGCGGCCGGACCGGGTGTTGCAGTGGCAGCAACTCTTACCGCTGGCTTGGCTTCACCGACTATGCTTCTCCCAGCACTCACACCGTTGCGCGGTCTGAAGGGAATTGCGGCCGCCGCAGCGCTTGGTGGACTCGGTGCCGGGTTGCAAGAGCTTCCATTGCAGGCGGCGCAGGAGACGCGAACGATTGAGGATAGCATTACCAATCTCGCCGCCGGTACTATTCTCGGCGGTGTACTTGGCGGGGCGGCACAGGCCGTCGGCCTGCCGAAGGTGATCGGGCAGGTGTATGATGATATTGCTCGACAATTCGAGAATGATATGGCCCGTATACGGGGTGCAAAAGCCATACCCGAGCCGACCACAATCCGAAACGCTGAGGCCCCGCCATCGATTGCAGTTCGCGTTACAACTAGGGCCGAAGAAGCCATTCCAACACGAGTAACGGCTCCATCAGTCATCATCGATCGGGCCGCCATTGTTCAGCGTTTTTCTACTTCAGATGGCGCCATTAATGTGGATGAGGCTGTTCGCACAATCCGGCCCCAAATCGAAGAAGCACTCAAAGAAAATATTCCAGTACGGCTGTACAGTGGTGAGACTGAAACAAAGATCACCGCCGTAAAAGGTGATGTACTCGAGGGCGACAACGGCGTTGCATGGAGTCTTTCGACAGCTGTCAAAGGCGATACGCCCGATATGCGGCTCGTGATCGGCGATAATCCTCGCCCAGATGTGACAGTCTCGCAGGAAGGCCCGCTTGTCCGCGCACCGAGTGCTAACCCCGCCAACGACACGCAGTTCGAGACGCCGCGGGCGCAGTCCACCGGTTCGGCCGCAGTGCCAAATCCTGACGCAGGTGGCTTTGCTCCGGGACCGTTCGGCAAGGATATCTCTTGGCTTGGTAAGATTTCCCCCGTCGTTCAAACCATCGCACAGGACACATTCAAAGTGGCCCGGCGTACCATGGCGAAGCTGTCAACCGCGGGCCTCCGCCTTGAAGGCAACGCAGACTTTATCCCTGCGCGGGCGGGCGGTACGGTCGAAGCCAATGTTGGCCTCTATGACGCCTTCATCGCGAAGCTGGTCAAAGTGGTGGATGAGCAGTATGTGGACTATGTGTACCAAGGGGCTACCAAACCAGCGTTCCCTGCAACCCGCGCTGCACTGCGCTCTACTTTCCGCTTCACTGGTAAGAAACTCACCCGCGAGCAGTTCAACGCGGAAATCTCCCGCGCAATGTTTACTGGGGATGAGCATCCTATCTCTCAGGTTGCGGCGGCCGCCAAGTTGCTGCGCAGTGAGATCTACGACCCAATCCTCGAAAAAGCAAAAGCAGTTGGTCTCTTCGAGGAGGGCGATCTCTTCGATGACGCCTCGTACCTCGCCCGCATGTACGATAAGAATAAGATCGATGCCAATCCAGAGGTGTTTGTCCGTAAATTGACTGTTCATTTTGAGGGCCTTCTTCAAGATGAGGTGGCCCGCGCAAGCGATCGGTTGAAAGCGCAGAAGAAAATTCTCGATGAATATCTTGAGGATGTAAATCTGGATGCTGAAACTGCCGCCGCTCGTCGCGCCGATTTCCAGGCAAAGCTTGACGCTCTTGAGGAGACTGATGATGAAGCGAAACTCACAGCACTGCGCCGAGAACGCCGCGAGCTTAGGGGGAAGCGGAACCTATCATACCCGGAGCGTAAAGCTAATGAAGCGCGACTGGCGGAGATTAAAGCGGAAATCCAGGCGTTTGAGAAAGGCCTTGGTAGCCGCCTTGATGAGAAGCGGGGACTACGCCGCCGATTGCGGAATCTCAACAGTGCCTTTGTCACTGTTGAGGAAAGGCGTCAGAAAAAGCTCGATCGAGTTCTTCGCACAGAAGAGGATACAATAGCTTCACTGAAGAGTGTGCTCACTAAGGGCAAGCAACTGCAGCGCGATCTTGATAAGCTTGAGCCCAAGCAACTGCGCAAGCAGATTGACCGTCTTGTTGAGCGGTATTATAATTTGGAGGAAGTGCTTGACCGCCGGACGAAGCAACTCGCTGACGCCGATGTTGAGGTGCTTGGGCGCCCGGTTATGGACGGAGAAGGTGGCTGGTCGCTTTATGAGGTGAAGGAAAAAGAGGCCATTGATGACATCTTCCAGCGTATGCGGACGTTGAGCTCTCGCATGGAGGACATTGATGATCTTATAAGAAATCGGCCTGTGCTTGAGGATTTGCTCGAAAGCCTCGCACTTGAGTCGCAAGAAGGTGTGGCAAAACTGGCACTCGCCCGCGGCAAGCGCATTGCGCGTCTTGAACAGAGTCTGAGGAAGCTGACACCAGAAGCAGTTGCGGAACGCGTTACCGCGCGGACTGAGAAATTCCGTGTGCGTGAGGCGGCCGTAAGAGAGCGATTCCGCGTCAAGGGTGTCGATGATTTCGATTTTGAAACTGGCAACGCGAGTGTGAGTGCAGTTGCCCGCGCCCGCGCCGAGGATGCAGTGCACAAGATTGGTAAGTACAATAATCGCGTAAGCGGTCTTCATGTGCTTGGTGAGGAGCGCGGAAGTGAACTTGCGCGTGTGCTTTCGATCCCCTCAATTGATATCTTTGATTATCTCGTCACTGATATTGAGCGCGTGACAAGGAATTATATTCGTCAGGTTGCGGCGGATATTGAGTTGAAACGGGCTTTCGGCGACGTTGATGCGAAGATGGCATTTAAGGAAATGGAAGAGGAGTTCTTCCAAGTGCAGGCCCGCCTCAAGGAAAGCGGCGCTTCGCAACGAGAGATTGCTGCTGTGTCGAAAGACTATCGTAATCATGTCCACAATATAGCGGCGAGTATTTCCCGCCTTCGTCACACTTGGGGATTGCCAGAAAGTCCGGATGGATTTGCTGCCCGCGCGGCAAAGGTTATGCTTGATCTATCTACCCTGCGGTTCATGGGATCAGTAGCAATTTCATCTATTCCAGATATGGGGCGGTTGGTAGTAAAGCATGGCTACAAGCGTGTATTTGGGGACGCTTTTGGCGCGCTGATAAAGGATTTCAAAACCTTCCAATTGTCAGCGCAGGAGCTAAAGCTTGCCGGTGGGGCGCTTGATCCGATCATTCACTCCCGCGCAATGGCGTATGCTGACATCCTGGATGAGTTTACCGGCCGCACTATGCCGGAGCGGATCATCCATACGACAGCTAATAAGATCGGTGTCATCGCCGCCTTTGACTATTGGACCTCGGCCATGAAACAGTTGGCCGGCGTTCTTGACGTAGCAAAAATGATGGACTCGATCGATCTTGTTGTCAATGGCGGCGGCAAGCTGGATGAAATCAAAAAGGCTACTATATATCTCGCAGAGAACGGTTTCAACGAAGACCTTGCTCGGCGAGTGTGGGACGAGGTTCAGGATGGCGGCGGCGGCAAAGTGAATGGATTGTGGCTGCCAAATACAGAGGACTGGAAAGATCCGGAGGTTGTCCGGGCGTTCCGCGCAGCAATTCGACAGGCGAATGATAATACCATTATTACGCCAGGCCTCGAAGTGCCACTAATCGCAAACGCTTCTATGGCAATGCGACTTCTGTTCCAGTTCAAAAGCTTTGCTTTGTCGAGTCATACAAAGGTGTTGATGGCTGGTTTGCAGCAGAAAGATATGGCCCTACTGAACGGGATTGGATTATCCCTTGCACTTGGAGCATTTTCGTATTACACTTGGGCCGTTACGGTCGGCGGCGATGCGTATGACGAAATGCAGAATGCGGGCCTGGATAAATGGTTCGATGAAGCCTGGGCACGAGCGGGCCTCACCGGCGCCTTTTCGGAGGTGCAGCGCATTGCCGAGCGTCTTCCGCTCACGGCGCCGTATGCAAATCTCAGTGGCGATCGAACGACGAACCGGGCCGGCTCATCATTGGTTGAGGCTGTGCTTGGCCCCAGTTTTGACACGCTTACTACTGCCGCCGGAGTCCTCACCGGCATCGATGATCCAACTCAAGCAACCGTACGGCAGTTCTTCGATCTTCTCCCTCTCAACAATGTCTTCTACCTTCGCAAGCTTTTTGAACTTGTTGAGGAAGAGCTGGCTGCTGACCTCCCCGAAAGGCGCGAAAAATGACTGTCTCTGTCAATGATGCCTACACGACGTTTATTGGCGATGGTGTTACAACCAGTTTCAATTATGATTTTCCGTGTGACACTGAAACGGAACTTACCATTATCATTGATGATGTTGAGCAAGAGTCAGGTTACACGGTAAATCTTACTACGAAAACTATTACATTCAGCACAGCGCCGGACGATGACGCGGCTGGTATCATTGCACGCAATACTGTGATCGATCAAACAGTTGATTACAGCCGCGCGAGCAATAGTGCCAGCCTTGCGGCGCTTGGCGCACAGTTGGATGCGATTGTCTACAAACTGCAAGAACTGTATCGAGATGTGCAACGCGCCCTTAAAGCGCAAATAGGTACTGAGGGAGGACTGTTGCCGACGCCGGTCGCCGACCGCTATCTCGGGTGGAACGGCGCCGGTACGGCGCTGGAGAATAAGCTGCTTGCGGCAGCCGGAACAGTCACTGTATCTACGGATAACGCGCTTAGTGCAACCGGCGACCTTGATGTTCCAGCTGTTAAAGCGGTTGCAGAACATCTTGTAGCTAATTACCAGCCGCTCGACAGCGACCTCTCGGCAATTGCCGCGCTTACCACGACGACGTTCGGCCGGGCGTTCCTGGCGCTGGCCGACGAGGCGGCCTTCAAGACGGCCGTCAATCTGGAGATCGGAGTCGACGTTCCTGCCTATGCCGCGGCTGCCAAGCTCGATGTCGAAGACCAGACACTTACTGGTGGTGCGCGCGTCACTTCGAAGGACCTCGGCACGGTGTCAAGTGGCACGCTGACACCGGACCCCGGCGACCGCCAAATGCAGCACTACACCAACAACGGCGCGCATACGCTGGCGCCGGGCGCCAATGTCGGATCGTATCTGCTCGATATCACCAACGGCGCATCGGCCGGCGCGATCACCACCAGTGGCTGGACGAAGGTATCTGGCGTCGCCTTTACAACAACTAACGGACACAAATTTCGGTGTTCGTGCACTATTGGTAACGGCGGTTCACTGCTTATTGTGGAGGCACTCCAATAATGGTTGCCTTCTACATTCCCCCGGCTGGAATTGTACGTCATGGCCCTCGGAAGACGTGGATCAGTGTGTCCGGTAACAATACAGATGCTACGACCATTTCATTCGGGAACTTCGTTGCGCCGGCGACAGGATTATTGGTCGCCTTACTGACATGCCACGGCGCCAACAGCCGCACCATGAGTTCTGTGACGATTGGCGGCGTCGCAGCTACGTTGCACGCTACGCACGGGGCCAGTGGCACCCGCAAGGCGGCGATTGCTTCCCGCGCAGTTGCAGCTGGTACGTATGATGTTTCTGCCGTTTTAAGTGGAACCAACGGAACATCGCCGCGCAATTTCTGTGGATGCTGGTTGCTCACTGATTATCAATCAGCCACACCGGTTTTTGCGCAGTACAACTATGCTGGTAGTACCACAGCCGTATCAGTAACTCACGATGTGCCCGCGTATGGCGCAGCCTTTTATCAGGTAAATGAAACTGATTCTCTCCCAACCTGGTCAAATGCTATTATTGACGATGTTATTGATTTGGGCTCGCACCGTGGTTATTGGGCCTCGCGGAATATAGCCAGGCAAAGTTCAAGTGTGACTGAAACCGCAACATATGGCGGAAGCGGAACACACTTGTTGCTTAACGCCGCCATCTGGAAATAACTTCAACAATAGGTAGGACTGTCATGACTGACAAATACTATGTATACCGCCCGCTACTCGATCTTATCGGCTTCACTGAGGGCACTGATAAGGGGCGCAAGTACAACGAGACCCTCGCATACGGTGCCTATACTGGTGGTGATGTAAATCTTGTTTCGATGTCGTTGGACCAGATCGATGCGCTGCAGACGAAGATGCTGAAGCATCCGAAGAACAAGCTGCGCAGCTCGGCACTTGGGCGTTATCAGATCATCCGTACAACGCTGCGCACGCTGCGTAAGACGCTCGACCTCACCGGCAATGAGTTGTTCGATGGCGACATGCAGGATCGTTTTGCTTGCGTATTGCTCGGGCAACGGGGCATTGATAAGTATCTCGCCGGGCGGCTGAAAGAAGATACCATGATGCTCAATCTTGCAAAGGAGTGGGCGAGTCTGCCCACGCCGGCAGGGAAAGGTTTCTATGGCGGACAGCACGCGGCGGTGTCAGCGCAACGTGTGCAGCAGGCGCTGAGTGAAGTGAAGAAGCGTCATCGTGAGGGGCAGCCTGGGCCAAAGGAAACTGTTCCGGAGAAGGTGGAAGAGAAGGTAAAAGAGAAGACAAGCTTCTGGCAGTGGCTTATGGGACTCTTTTCTTCCGGCGCCCTCGGACTTGGCTGGCTGAATGGGCTTGAGCCGTGGGCAATTGTAGCCTTTGGTGGTGTTGTTATCGCTGCAATGGTTGTTGTCTTTGTGTTGCGAAGGCAGATTATTGGGGCGGTCAAGCAAGTGCGCGCGGAGCTTGAGGGATGATCCTCAACAAACTTTCACTCATTGCGGGGTTTGTTGTCGGTGCGCTCACTGTGGGCAGTGGTTCATATCTTTTTGGCCACTATCGCGGTGCGAGTGCCGGATATGATCGAGCAATCGCCGAACGCGCGGCGGCAACAGAGCGTGCCGAACTGGAAAGAAAGGACGACGATGCGAAACTTCAGACTCTATCTGACTATGACCTGTGCGTCGCTAGTCTTGCTGGTGACGGGTTGTCAGTCGAGCCCTGCGAACAACTGCGCGGGATTTCAAAAGAATAATCTCAACCCGGCTGGGCGCATAGCGCTTATTCAGGCCGACCGAAGTGGAGCGGAACGTGTATTCGGAAATGATCGCAACGGGCAGCGGCTTAAGTGCTGGAAATAAGGGCAGGGCAGTGGCGGTAAATCTCAATGAAATTCACAGATTGGTGGGTGAACTCGACGGAACTGTGAAAGGGATTGAAAACAGTCTCCAGGATTTGAAGAAGGACATCACAGACTCGGAGAAGAATAGTGCAACAAGCCGCGCCAATGTGCACCGGAGGCTGGATGAAGTGGTGCTGCGCACGGCGACGCTTGAGACGGAGGTGTCGCAGGTGAAAATCAAGATTGAGGATATTGGTGTTATCATGGATAACGTCAAAGAACTCAGTCAGAAAGCGCAGGGGGCCGGCTTGCTTGGCAAAGCACTGCTTCGGATTGGTATTGCACTGATCACCATTGCCGGCTGGTTGTTTGGCGTTTACCAATATTTCAGCGGCGGTCGTTAAGTTGGAGTGCCATTGGCGCGGAAGGCGTTACCGTGTGATCCAATCTCAACTGTTAGTAGCTTTGCGTTCTGCATAACTTCAATAATCCAACGTATTTTTTCAGCCGGCACACGCTGACCAAGGTAAGCAACGAGGCGGTCCTCCGGGATCGCTTTGTTACTCTTGATTTGTTCTTGGTAGATATAGTACCAGGCATCCTTCATGATGGAACTATCCCCACCGGTATTCATTGCCTTAAAGATTTCTGGCATGGCAGACTCGGCTTCGATAAGCCAATCAAGCGCCTGTTGGAAGTGTTCCACTGTGATGACAAAATCGTCTTGAGTTGCGGCGGATGCTACTTGCATCAGTTTCATAAGATGCGCCGGGCGGCGTGTGTTATAGTGCTGCAACTTCGGGTGCATCGGGGCTGTTACTTTGTGTGTCTCCTGATAGAATTGATCGATCAGTTTTGCGGCCTCGGGAGTGAAACGAAACTCCCCATACATCGAGCCGATCAGCTTAAGATCGGATATTATCTTTTCCCAAAGAGATACGTCTGCTTTGGTCTTTGACCAAAGGGAGCCCCGAACGACGGTGCCAGAGTAGACAAGAATGGCGCGGGATAGGAAGCCCTGTTCCCAGGCAACTTCGGGGATGATGCTGGAGAGATACCCCGGCTGGGTGCCGGCGAGGATGTTTAACTGCGGCCGTTTTATGTCAGCATTATGTTTTGCGTTGCGGCGCTTTTCAGAATAGGGGTGGCAGTCGTAAATGTCGGTAAGCTTACTCATAAACTCGAGTTCATACCCAGGCAAGAGAACGCCAAGCTCGTTTGAAACGACATAGAGGGAATTGTATTCGTAGGCCCCGGCATTTGGGACGGAGCGGTATCGCTGCGCTTCTGCCAACTCTTCAATGATTGTGGCGCGGGTCACGGAACTGGAGGCAAGCTTGTGGTCTTTAAGCTCCTTCATCATACGCCATACTAGGGAGGTTAGTACAGTCTTTCCAACTGCCGGCGGCGCTACAAGGAATATATAGAGATTTGGATAGAGTATACCCACCGATGTCTCTATCCACACTTTCCGCTCCAAAGCAGCCGCCACCAAAGATATCCCCGCCCAGCGGCGGAATATTGCTGGTGATGAAACGAGATTGGTATACTGCTCGAAGCTTTCAATCCAATCAGGGAGCTGTCGCATTATCGACCGGTTATTGTCAGGCGCTGCTTTTCATTCTTGCGGTCGTCGGCCTTGGCCGGGGAATATTTAATTAGACCGAGTTCATTTTCAACACTCCCGTCTTTGTTCACAATTTGATCGGCCCAGTTAAAGCCGATCTTGGCTTCATTTGGAACGCAAAACTCACGATCCTTCTTGAGCGTTAATGGCGCCCGGCCGAGTTCAAGCAGTTCTGGGACCGCGTCTTCAGTCATGCCCTCCGGCACCTGCATAAGAAGGGAATCGTGAACTTGGCAAAGGAGCTGCATTTTGGAGGCAAATTTGTGGCCGCGTATGCCGGCTTTCCAAAGCTGTATCATGGCCTTGTTCACGGCGTCGGCGGTCATTGACTGGCCGGAAAAAGCGACGGCTTCACGATGTGTTTGTGAGTCGTCCGCGCGGCCGAAGAAGAACCGCCTGCGTCCGTGGAGGTTGGTGATTTGAGCGTAGTCTTTAATTTGCTGAATGACCCACCCGTGAAAAGCGGGGATGCAAGCGAAGGCCTCGAAATAGCGATGCTGGAAGTTGGCGATTATCGGTGTCGGCATCTTAGTGTGCATTGCCATTGTGTGGGGCTGGCCGAGGTAGTTGGTGCCGTGGCCGAGCTTCTTCGCGGTTTGGCGATAGGAGTCCTGACGGTAGAAGAGCTGCTCGGCGACCTTTTTGAACTCTTTAAGAGGTGCTCCCTCCTCTGGCCAATCAAGGTTGGTCCACGTCATGCGGGAAACAGTGGTATGAAGATCGCCCGACTCGCACGCGTCGAGGTATGATCCGGCGAAGGCTTCCCCAAACTGTTCAACAAAGACCTCCCAACAGAACGCGCCGAGGTTGCGCGAGTCGCCCTGTTCCAGATCGATGTTGATGAACTTCATTCCCTCGTCAGGGATGAAGATGGAACGGAGCGAGCGGTCGATGTTCTGTTGGTTTGTTCCAGTTCCGAACTCACTTTCACTAGAACTGAGTCGCCCGGTATTAGTACCAGCGATGTTAAAGTTCGCCCGCATCCGTCCGTCAGGGTCAATACCTGTTCGGAGGAACTGTAGTTTCTTATCAAGCTCCCGTAGGGCGATGACGTGATTGATAATTGGGATTGCCCAAAAATTGAACTGGAGTTTTTCCAGAGCGTCGCGATTAACCGTCGGAACATAGATGCCATTTGCGTTTCGCTTCTTGACTGGTTTGAGGCCGAGCACGTCGTAGAGGATATGCTTCATCTGCGTGTCAGAGCGGTAATTGATTTCGAGACCAAACGCCTCCCGGAACAATCGGCCGAGGCGGTTGGCGATGAAGTTGTGCTTTTCCTCAAATTCGCGACGGACGCTATCGCGCCGGGCGAGATCAACGCGGATGCCCCGCATCGACATTTCGAGGATTGGGGCGCGAAGATCGAGCGACCGTTGATAGATGAGAGCGGTTGGCTCGTCAAGTTGCTCAAGCAACTGGTTGAGGATTTCCAGTGTGACGCAACAGTCGAGGCCGTTATATACCCACTCACGCTCGTTGTGAGTTAGACGATCGAGATCGGCCTCGCTGATATAATCGGCGGTGTTAATGATTTTCACAGCGGCACTGCCGTGTAGGTGGAAGAAAGAAAATCGAAGTGGACTACCATTGGAACTAGTCCTTTGGCTTTTGCAAAATCGATCTCGGCACTTACACCGACACTATTAACCCACGCACCCTGTGGATCGTTGTAAATCCAGAACTCATCCGCGCGTGCGATCATCCACTTATTGTACTCGCTCCAGAATTCGAAGTCATGCCGAAGATTGAATGACTGGGCGAGCGGATAGCAGTGAATGATTGGAGAGTAGACCATCTTGCCATCGTTGAGTAGCTTCGCTACGACATAGGTAAGTCGTTCATACCGCTCCTGCATGACCTTGCGGTCGAAGTGGGTATGGGCTGAGACGAGGTAGATCATATTCTCCACTCCAGACCGCGCCGAGCGGCCTCTGCATTTAAGGCACTTGTAATTCTGTATAGGCGAATCTCAACAAACTCTTCGCCTATACGCAGGCGAAGAACAGGCTGATTGTGTGTCTCAGCAATGTCGACAAAATCAATATCAACATCGACCTCTTTTGATTGAAAGACTCTTTGCATCTCAGTCCTCCTTCTTCACTGTATGTTTCGGCCGCATGAACTTCCAACTCAATTCATCAGTATAGACGCTGCCCATGAAGGCGAGGCTCTTCTCCATTTCCGGCTGCATCGCATGGTGGAGCAGCATGATATCATCACTCGCATACGTGACAGGGATGCCGTAGGACATAAGGAGGAATTTCATATCGTAGTTAAAATTCTGACCCACAATCCTCGACTTTCGAAGCGCGCAAATATGACGTATCCACTCCCATACCGCAACTTCAGTATGAAGGTCGCCCCAATAGCACTTATCAGCTTTTGTCTCGTCTGTGATAGGAACGACGAGGCAGCGATCTTCGGATGGCGCAAAGCCGATACAAGTGATTTGATTGCCTGCGGTCTCAATGTCGATGGAGAGTGAGTCCGAGGGTGCAATGAATTGTCGTTCGAAGCTGAGTAGATCATCGTAGGATGGCTCGATGTGGATGAAGCGTTGCGGCCGCCGGACCTCGGGGAAGAGGGCTTCGCGGGCGGCCTTCTGGAGATCGGCGATCAGGACGGGGTATAGATTGTACTGACGGAGGATCGCAGTCGGGTGATAAGTGGGAATGACTTTAAAGGAGTTAAAGCCAACGGAAGCTGCGCCGCGTATTCGTTTGATGCCGGAGGTTCCCAATAACGCCCAGGCCGCGGTGGCTCCCATAGCAACGACCACTGTCGGATTGAAATGGAGGAGCTCTCGCTCCAAACGATCCAATTCCCCGGCGAACTCATTTCGGATAAACTTGCCTCGAAGGATGCTCGGACGATTTGGTATTGCAGTAGCCTTCGGGCCAGTAAGGTTCTTAATGTCATTGGTCGGCCTCGGCCGGAGATTGAAGACATTCGTTACAAGACACTTGCTGCGCTCGATGCCAGTCACTGCAAGGCAATGGTTGAGGAAGCGGCCGGTCGGACCGACGAATGGGAGGCCCTCGGCCTCCTCAGCCTCACCCCAAGCCTCGCCGACAAGTGCGATGCGGGGTTCACAGGTCGAGGTCAATTTGTCCATCTTCCTTGCTCCGCCATTCTTCAACCGCCGCAGCGTGGAACTCTGGGTTCTTCTCCAGCCCAAGCACCGTCTTCGCCCCCATATCCAATGCGGCGCGAACGGCGGAACCACTGCCGCAGGTGGGATCGAGCATGATTGTGTGCTCGTCCACTGTCATTCGCATAAAGTGTTTGAGCATCGGGAGGGATTTCTGGCTCATGTGAATGGTCTTCACTACCGGGGCGGCGAAACAATTGGCGACCGGCTGCACCACCTTACGGTCGCCTCGTGCGCAGAGGAAGGCGGTCTCGTAGACGCGGCGCGGACCCCGTGCGGGGTCAGGGAGAATGCCCGTGTTATCATCCTTGAACCAAATCAATGGATAGGGATTGACACGCCAGCCCATTTGCTCAAGGGCGAGTCGTGTTTCTGTGTGGAAATCCATTGCGTACCAGAAAATCATGTGGGCGCTGTCGGCGACGAGGCGCTCCATATTATCACCCAGCGCGGCGACAAGGGTCCAATAGATGTCGGGGCTGTCGGCGTATCCTCGATAGAATTTAGCCGCACCCTGATGATGTTTGTCTGCGTTGACTCCATATGGGAAATCGCAGTGGAGGAAGTTAAAACGCGGTCCGTCATAGCTTGGCGCCCATTCATGGAAGTCGGCGTTGATAAGTGGAACACTTGTCTCAATTATCTCTGCAATCGGATCGGGGCCGGCCGGTTCAGCCGGCTCGCCGCCGGAGATAACACGGACAATGTTTTCAGCTTCAGCCGCCTGCCGCCGTTCATCCGCCCGCGCGACAATATTACGGGCGACGGAGAATTTATCTGCGGCAAGTACAAGCTCGTTGCCGCGTTCCATTTCAGCAACAATGGAAATGCGCTGGTAGATGGCGCCGGAACTCATGGAGAGTTCGGCGGCTGTTAGCGCCACAGTGTGTTCAGGGTTATCTGCTAGACGAAGGTTGTGGTAGTTTACCACAGCGCGGCATTCGTCCTTCCACGGCAGCTCCATCCGCTTGATGTTCTCTTCAAGCTCAAGGAGCTGAAGCTGGTGGGCTGTGAGGTCTTCACGCGTTTGGGTTGGGATTGTGTCCCAGCCAAGGGAGCGGCACGCTTCGAGGCGGCGCTCACCGGCGATGAGTTCCATTGCGTCGTTAATGACGACTGCATTGATGAGGCCGATCTGGCGGATTGAGGATGCAAGCTCCTCGATGTTCTTGAGTTCCCGCCGCTGGCGGTTGTCACGGTCGATGATGATGGAAGAGATGGGGACGTTGCGGTACACTGGAGCCTCTCTTATTCGCCCGACTGAATATGACTGTTCACGCCCGTGCATACTTTATACCTGCACACAGGGCAAGTGATGACAAGATAGTCTCCATCACGTTGGTCGAACTTGTACGTCGCGTCCTTATAGTCGAAACCGAGTACTGATCGACATATTTGGCAAACCACTTCGTACTTCCTGTTCTCTATAACTTCTCCGGCCTTAATGATTCTTATTGCCATTTGTGTTCTCCAGTCGAGGTGGGGAGAGCCGAAGCTCTCCCCAGTATCGATCAGCTGAGCGGCATTGTGGACTTGACGTCGGCGAAGAAGTTCTCGGGATTGCGGGTGTCGGGGCGCAGGCCGACTTCGACCTGGCACTGGCAACCCTTGCACATTCCGAGCAGCTCCATCAGCGACTTGTTCGCGTCGAGCTTCAAGTGATCGACGAGGAAGTTGCGGAGGTTCCACTCCTCCCGCTGGAAGGCGGCCTCGCCATCCGTGGCGGTGTTGAAGATGAACGACTTGCGGACGCGAACGCCCTTGGCCCCGCCTAACTTCTTCAGCTCTGCCGTGTCGACGTCGTCCAGTGCCTGAACGCCCTGGAACGAGACATCGATAATCTCGAACTCGCCCTTGTCGGACGACCGCTTCTGGACCTGCGGGTTGTCGATGATCATCATGACATAATTGCCCACCGGCGGAAGCGGAGGCTTCTCGATGGTGGAGGCTTTCTTGTTTGCAATTTCTGCGAAAGACGGCATGGATGGTTCTCCTTGGTTTGCCGGTTACTGGCTCTTCAGTTGCTCGAACAGGGTAGCCATTCCTGTTTCGAGAGGAAGCTCCTTGCTGATCGCAAAAGGCTTCTCATTCTTGAGGTCGAGCATACCGTTGGTGACGGTGCGGATCACTCGGCGGGCGGTGTCACCCCGCCCGGTAAGCTCGGCGAGGACGAAGTTGTTGAAGAAGGAGGGAATGATCGGGCCGATGGCGCTGCCGATTGCATTGGCGAAACCCTTCGTCTCAGTCTCGTTGTATTTGATGTGAGTGCAAACGATGACGTTGGTGCGGAAGCTCTCGCTGGTGAGGTTTTGGAGGAAGGCGATGATGGCGTCCTGGGCAAGTTTGTATATCTGCCGGTTGTCGGCGATGGTTGGGTTGAGGCGGCGCTGCCATGCGAAGCTGGCTTCGCCAAGTCGGGTGAGACTGTCGATGACGAGGATAGTATCGGCACCCCACTCGGCCGGATTGGAGTCATCGTCGGGCCACTTGTCCAGCGCTTTCATTGTGTTGATGTATGCGGTGGGTGCGCCCTGCACAGCTATGCCGGCGGGGGTTGTGTGGTATTTGTCTCGGTAAGAGACAACTTCCACATTGTCGATTTTCTCGGGGCACTCATGGAGGACGTACTGCTTGAGGATACCGAAACCGTTGTCGAGGTCGATCATCTTGATCTTGTAGCCGGCCTTGACGAGGGAGACAAGGCTGCCGGTTTTGCCGGCGCCGGAATTGCCGACGTAGAGGATACGGATGAAATCACTCTCACTGTTGGCTTGAGACATTTTTGGCATCATTGGACTCCAATTGCGTTGCGAGGATGGCGAGCATATCGGCGGAAACCTGAAGCACAATGGACCAGCCAATTTGGCCGACCTTCTCACAGTGCCCTTGAAGGCGCATAAGCTCGGTACGCACGGCGCGGATATCCTTTGCCGAATACTCGGTGCCGTTGATGGCGACGGTCCTCATAAGGACTGCTCTTGCTTCTGCTTGAGGTAGGCTCGCGCCTTGCGGTCGCGCTCCTCTGCCTCACGGGCGAGGATATCGCGCTTGGCCTTTTCTATCATGGCGTCGAGCTCCTCGTTTGAGACATCGGCGGCTACCTTTCGATGAGTGGATTCCACGGCACGGCCCTCTTCGAGATGTTGGAGTCAAGAAACTTCTGGCGAAACTGCCTGGGCTGCCTGCACACTTTGCGGAAAGGGCAGCCTCCGTAATTACCGCAGGCGGTGAAGTTCATTGGGAAGACTTCCATATCGCCGGTCTGGGCGTAGAGGATGGAGTAATAACGTATCTCCTTAATCTTCGCCATGATGTTGGTATAAAATTCTTCCAGCTGATCTTCCGTGCGGTAGGTGAACCCGCGCATGAAGCGGGAGAAACCGACGGCGACCTGGGCAATGTCGATCATAACTCCCTTGATTGGGGCGGAGTAGATTGCTTTGCCGGCAAAGGTGTAGAGGGACATCTGGATGTCCATATCATAGGCCTCGAATGAGGCGGCGGACACAGTGCCTCCGGTGGTCTTCTGATCCTGGACGAAGAAGGAGCCATCGTATTCTACAATGCGATCGTTGTGACCGCAGAGGATAATGTTGTTGTCGGCCTCGATTTTGAAAGAGAACTCCACCGCCGGGCGACCGTCTGCTGCGACCATGGTTTTGAAGTCGGAGTTTTTGAACTCTTCAAGGTACCAGATGATGGTCCGGATGAGGTTCTCCCGCGTCTTGGCGGAATGGTGGAACTCAAGCGCGTGGCCGGTGCCGGGGCGCCGCTCCTTGTTGGCGTCGAGATTGTGCACCCACGACTCGATCATTGTGCTTCGCACTACGGAACGAAGGGCCTCGTTATGCGTGGCGCCGTCGATGACGGTCAGCTTGTGGTAGGTTTCCAATGCCTTGGCGTAGAGGCCGCCGAAGATGAGGTGGACGGAGGACTGGCCGTCGGAGTACTGGCCGATCATGGTGAAGAAATAAAGGCGAGGGCAAGCGAAGGCTGCCTTCAAAGAAGTGGAGTCCCACGCGAACTGCGCGCCCTGTACGTCGAAGGAGGATGGGAGCTGGTTCATTTCACACATCTTTCCAGATAAGATTGGGACTGACCCAAAGTGTTATTTCACCATCTGAATCTTTATCAAGCTTATATCCGCCCGTACTGGTTGATATTGTGTCTGCGTGTTGGATATATTTCCATGAATTTTCAAGACTTTTCAGCGCAACAGTTTCGTCGCTGAACGCGATAGGGTTCATAGCAGCAAGATGCGGCGCGAATTTAGCTATTCTCTTTGGCAGCTGACTCACGGTCACACCTCAAAATCATCAAGGCTGAGCTTGAGCCGTTCCGCTAACGCATTGCCCTTCTCAACCTTCTTCGCCGCGGCGGTGCTGGTAGTCTGCTTCGTCGCGAGGTTGAAGCTGAGGCGGTTCTTGCGGTAGTGCTCGACGATGGTATCGAAGCCCCGGTCTTGGAGGAAGAGTGGATCGGTTTGGAACAGGTCAGTGATGGAGTTCTCACTCATTGGTCTCGTCCTCGTTTGATTGCCAGCCACACTCGGGACACCAAAACGGCGCCTCGGTACAGGCGAAACACGGCGGGGAAAGATGACAACTGCAATTCTCACTCGGTTTTATTTCGATAACGCCGGGACAACCATTGCGATTGCACAGTTGCCCATCAATGTATCCTACAATGTCAGACATCAAATTCAACCTCGACTTTCTTCTGCGACGAACCGAGCTGCTTCTCCACTCGTGTGATGTAGGCGTCGATGATGCGGCGGAGAGTTTCACTCACCGGGAGGTTGGGATGGAGTGCTGCGAGCTGGTCGATCTGGCCGGCGAACAGCTTGAAGGTGTGCTTAGTCAGCGGCTTTTTCTTCATTGTTCCTGATCCAAAGTTCTGTTTCGGGCTCGACCGGCGATGGATGGAAAGACAAGCGAGAAAGCTCCGGCTTGTCTTTGCGTACATCGTAGAGGCGCTGGCGAAGACGATGGACTGAATTGGTGCGGAGGGTAATACCGAAGGGCTCCGCCAGCGCCTGGTAGAGGAGTTCAAGCAGCTGCAAGTTTTGCGTCTGCCGATCCAATGGATTAGTCCTCGAAGTCTTCGACCGGGGACTCATCGGAACTGAAATCGTACTCGACCTCTATGGAGGGGGCGTTGCCGTTCTCCATTACAATCCGCGCGATTACTGGGGTACCCCCGGCGAGCATGGCGAGAACGTCTTCGCAATCTTCTTTGGCGATGTAGCCGACGAAATGCTCGATTTCTTCCGGGTCAGTCGCGATGACCTTGATCGCGTTGGGGTCGTATTTGTTGGTGGGCTCGGGCTCGAGTCGGAGAATGGAGCCGACGGTCTGCTGCAGAAGGCAAACCTGCGCGTCCATTGGGCGGAACTTGGCGCCGCGAAGGACTGTGATCATTTGATGGCCTCGTTGATTGGATGGAAAAAGCGGGAGGAGCCGAAGCCCCTCCCTAGTTTGCGGTCCCGGCGTGAGAGGAGTGCGCCGGCGCCGAAATCAGAACTCGATCGAGTCGGCGAGCTTGTTGCGCTTCTTGATGATCGAAGCGGCCTCGGCCTTGACCTGATCCGTGTCCATCAGCTTGGCGATGAGGGCGTCGTACTTGTCCTTGCCCTGGGCCTCGATGTACTTCGCCTTCGACGTGCCCTTGGAGGCAATCTTGGCGTCGACCAGCTCGGTCGCGATACGCTTGGCCTCGCGCTCCACCGGATCGGTGACACGGCCGCCGCCGACGGAGAACTCGTACGACTTGGCGTACTCGTTCAGCTTGGCCTGCAGCGCGGTGACTTCCTCGGCGGTGAGAGTCTCACGCTCGCCCTGAACCTTCTTCACTTCGCTGGCGAAGTTGTTGCGGATGTTCTCAGCGCGGGTCTGATTGAGGGCCTTTGCCTCCATCGCGTTGATGGTGTGGCCCTCTGCATAGACGTCGGTGACGTCGAACAGCTGGCCGGCGATGGTGATTTTGCGGTCGTTAGTTGCCATGAAAAGGGTCTCCTTGGTTGGTGGCAAAACGATTTTGACGACACATATTCGCATAGACTGGGCGGGTCGTCAACACCCATTTTCAGGAATTGTATGGCGGATGTACCGTGTACACGGGCCATATCATGACTGTGGATTGGTGGGCGCCTCCATATTGATTTCGAGAAGGTAGTTCTCCGACCGGACGTAGATGAGTTCCTTCTGCGCCCGCGTCTGGATCACATAGCGGAGGTTGGGCTCCTGCCCGCGCTCGCCGATGAGATGCTCGTCAAGGAAGAAGACGGTCTGGAATTCGAGGCCCTTCGACTTGTGACCAGTCATGAGTTTGATCGGCCCGGCCGAATTGAAGATGCGGGTCACGCGTGCCATGACGTCGGCAAGGTCCTTGGCGCCCTCGCAGAAGACAAGAAGAGACTGGTGAAGGTCATTCAGTTTGTCGCCGTCTTTCTTCTTCTGCTTCTCGCGCTCAATGTAGAGTTCGATTGCAAGTTCGACCTGATCGATCGGCATCGATGGTTGCCCGAGCTTCTCGAAGATTTTCAGTATACGCTTGGCGAGGTCGGTGCCGACGATCTCCGGATAGCGGCCGTCGCGGAGTAGTTGCATAGCGAGAGAAAAGAGCGGGGCGTTGTTGCGGCAGATAATTGCAGCAAAATCGGGGATATCCTTGGCGCCCCACCCCGTGAGCTGGCGTACCTCGCCTTCTATAGCCCACTCCGGCCACTTCATGTGAGGCGCCCGCCAGTGAGCAGCACGGATGACAGCCCGGGGGCAGCGGAACGATATACTGAGAATGAGTTCTCGCATCTTGAAACGCTCCTTGAGGAGGTCCATCGAGTCTTCATGAGCGCCGCGGAAACCGTAGATGGCTTGGCAGGAGTCACCCACTGCGATTACACGGGCGCGCCCGGCCTTCGAAAGCTTGAACAGCATCTGGTGATTGAGGGCGGACAGGTCCTGCGCCTCGTCCACAAAGATGGTAGGGAAGTATGGGAAGGTGCATGGCCGGAAGACGGTGGAAAGTAAGATTTGATCGTCGTAGTCGATCGTACCCTCGAGGCCCTGCTTGATGTTCGTGATGGAACACTCGATGATGCACCGGCGCTGGTTTTCGCTTGGATTGAAGTCGAGCCACTCAAAGAACTCGTCGTCGGAGCAGAGGCGGGCGTGGAAGGATGGATTGTAGATTGCGTCAGGCACCCAACCCACTGTTTTACCACTTATGATCGCGTTGAGGGTCTCCTGATAGTCGTCCCAGAATTCCTCCCTCTCATCTTCCTCGATGTTCTCGCGCGTCCAGGCATTGAAGATGTTGTAGTTCTTTCGTCCCTCAAGGGTAATGCGTTTGCGGATGAACGCACTCCACGCACGGTGGCCGAGAGAGTTAAGGGTCTGGGCCTGACACCAAGATGGAAGACGCTCTTTCATTTCGATGGCGATCTTCTTGTTGAAGGCGAGGCAGAGGATAGACTGGTCGACGAGGGCCTCGGCCATGAGGACGAGGGTGGAGGTTTTGGCCGCGCCGGCGAGGGCGGAGATAAGGAGGTTTTCTTGTGAAGAAGTGGCGGCCTCGACAATGGCGAGCTGCTCGGGGGTGGGAGTGAAGGGCATTACGGTGGCTCCTTGCAGTGATGGGATTAGGGTTTGGGCTGGCGCTTGGGCTTTACTACAGTCCCATCAGCATTGACTCGCCAATCAGTGATGAGTGCGCCCATTAACTGGAGTTGATAGGCGCAGTTTCTTGCCAGTTCACGGGCGCGCACAGTGCACGTGGGACTGTTGGCGATGCCGTGCAGTAGAGCCTGTGCCATGCGGAGATTGCCACACATGCGATTGTGCTCGTGTTGACGCAAGCGCTGCGTCATGTTGGAGGGGACTTTACGCTGTTTAGCCATGGTCTTCGACCAAGCCAGCGATGGTCTCAAGCGACTCCTGCACTAGAAGTGCGTCGCCTCCGTGGAAGGTGATGAGGGTTGCCGTCTCCATAATACGCTCGTGTGGCTGTTTGTGAAAGTCCTCATTCGTGAGAACTACGCCGATGGTGCGTTGCTCCATGAATGAAATGTGGTCGGGCTTGATGTAGACTGGCTCGCCGTGGTTGTTGGTGGTAGCGCGGTTGCGGGCGAAATGCGTGAGCTTGAGCATGAAGAGTACTCCTTAGAAAGGGATTTCGTCGGGGTCTAATTGCGGTGCCAGACTGCATTCGATCTGCTTGAGATTGTGCTCAGGGGCGCCCTTCGTGAGGACGTTCCACGTTTCGTAGGCGTCCTTAATGGCCGCGGCAAGGCTCGTATCATTCTTGGTAACCTCAATTGTGGCGCCGTTGGCAGTTTTCTTGAGCGCGATGTGCCACTTGTTAAGTACGCTGCCAAACTGCCTCGGCGATAGTATAGTGACTCCAATGCCATTGCGATTGAGTTCTTCCAGCATTTCGATCATTGTCTTACTCCTTGTTGAAGAGGTGTTCACAAAGGAGAAGGTCCTTTGCGTCGCGGGGGCGCTGCACTCTGTTGAGGCCCTCGAGTTGCGGATAGCCCTTGCCGACGGAAGCATAGCCGGCGCGGAAGAAGAGGAGAAACTTGTTGGCCTCGTTGAAGTCTTCGGCCTCGAGAGAGACACGCTCGGCGCGGCCGTTGAGGGTGAGGATTGCGGTGAAGGCGGGCATTAGATATTCACTCCTTCATATCCGTGATAGGTTGCTTTGTTGGTGATGAGGGTGGTGATTGGCGCATCCAGGAACCAAAGCGTCGTGTCGTGCACAGTAAAGTGCTTGGCATCGCGCTGTGGCCGGGTGTCATAATAGACGATCCGAAAGCACCAGATCGGCTCTTCAGTATGGGCGTCGACGCCTAGAATGAAGGCGTCACAAACAGCCCAGCGGGCGTGTTGTTCGAGGTAGATGTGGGCGCCGGTTTTAACGCATTCCATCGTCGTTATCTCCATAAACCAATTCTGGCGCGAAAAGGCCGATAATACCCAACAGCAGGAATGCAAGTATACCTGCATCCAAGGCATTACCACCTATAAAAATTGTTATAGCGGATGCAACCACACCAATAACAACGCCAACTGCAAAGTGTTTCATCGGCATTTCACTCTCCATGCTCCGGCAGCCTTCCGTCGTCATTATACGCGGAGGTTTCGATTGCGTCAACGCCACCAATCCACTCGGCGGCGTCGTTGCGGATGGAGTCCTCAATACTGTCAGTGGTTTCGAAGGAGGAGAGGGCTGCGCCAATGGCGTCAATAGTCTTATCGTGCTCGGCGATCTGTTGCTCGATGAAACGGCGCTCTTCGAGTAGACGCTTCCGTGCGGCAGTCAGAGTCTCGTGCTCGCCTATTAAGTACCGCTTGAAACGGTGGTCGACTGGTTCAGTAGACGTTTCAGAAACGCCCATCATATACTTGTCGAGCATTGGCTCAGATTTACGCATGATGCTGAACATGGTGGTCTCCTTAGAGGTTGAAGTCATCGAGGGAAAGTTCCGGGATCGGCGTCTTGATATGGCGCTCTTGCGTGAAAGATACTGGGCGCTTTTTGCCGAGTGGTAGTTGGCGGGAGTAGGTGAGGTGCAATTGGGCAAAAGCACTCTCAACGTCTGGGCCGACACCTTTGTACCACCAGTCTCCGTCGAGGGCCATGACCTCCCACGAAGTGGAGTAGGGGTAATAGCGGACGTCGATAACGGTCCAAGAGGGGTTAAGGGTTATGGTGATCATGTCTTTTTCCGGAGTACGAGTTCGTAACCAAGTGCACTCGCGACGTCGGTAAATGGAGTAAGCCGCGGATCACCTGCGCGATACCAAACGCGCAGTGTGGAAATACTGTATCCGGCGCGCTCGGCAATTAACGGAAGTGAACTCTCGGCGAATATCAAGTCCATCAGTTGCGCGACGAGCGGGTTGCTGAATTGGAGTGGTTCTCCGCTGCGAAGCTTGCGCTTCTGTTGAACGACAGCGCGCCATTGGCGGCGCTTCTCGAAAAGGGCGCGAATAGCTTCAAAGTCGGCCTCAGTCCAACGCAGTCGGCGGCCGACTTTAGTTCCCTTTGGGATGACGCCTTCTGCTCGCCATTCGATAATGAGATCGGAGCGGATGCCGAGGCGCTTTACGATTTCAGTGGTTGTGATGGTCATTTGAGGCTCACAAAGGCACAGATACAAATGGCTACGCAGCACAGAACGACGCCGATTGGGGGACTCCATATGAGAGCTACTATGGCGCCGGTGAAGATAGCGGCAATGAGAATATTGAAGGAGGTGGGGATCATAGCTGCTCCTCGGTGAGGGCGGCGCGAGCATCCGCGATGCGTGCGTCCAAAAACGCCTGCACTTCGCCACCAGACCACATCTTGCGGAGCATGGTGGGGAATTGCAGAGATACGATCTTTGTGAGAGCGTGATCGAAGCCGTCATTCCACCCGATGACGTACTCGCGATCTTCACGATGCCTTGCCAGCACCCCTTCCATCTTCGCCACACGGGCGCGGAGGGTGGCGACTTCTGCCTCGGCGGCTTCGGCGCGGGTCGCTTCATGCGCTGCATCGCGGAGTCCACGCTCGTACCCGGCTTCTTCTGCTACGCGAAGTTGCTCTTGGTGGCGGGAGTTCTGCGCGTAGTACGCCTTGGCCGCCTCTCCGCTCTCGTTCTGTAGCCGAAACCAAGCTTCGGCAGCGTCATCCTCGGCTCGCCGCATTGCCTTCAGCAGCCCCCGTTCTGCTCCGACCTTGATGCAGCATCCCGGCTCGTTGCTTTCGTCACGCCCGAAATGAAGCCGCGCCTCTTGTTCCGACACGAACACTTCGTCACAGTGGAAACACCGCCACGACTTCCGCGCCTCGTCCCGCTCGCGCTCCAGGTGCTCTATGGCGTCGGCCGCATTGAGGCACACATCCACCGCCCGCAACGTCCCATACATATCGACAGTTTCGGTGTGCGCCCGTAGCCGCTCGACCAGTTCCTTTGTGTCGGCCATCGTCCTACCCCCCTACCGTAGTCCGGCGCTCTGTCTCAACGAGGCTTCCCACAAGGGCGTCCACGTCGGCAG